AGAACTACGTCCTCATCTGGGACGGCACGGCCGCAACGACGGAGGCTGCTGAGATTGTCATCCCAAGCGGCAGCGGTGAAGACCTCGTTATGTACGTAGACAAGGGCATCACGTGTGCTACCGCGATCACCTTCTCTGCGTCCTCTGTGCCGCAGGGAGGCGCAGCGCCTAGTGGCAACGTGAACGTCAACTTGTTTACTAGCTAGGAGAATAGGCAATGGCTGGCGGCACAATCGGAACACACCTAACGATCCCAGCGAAGGCTGGAGACGTTCTTGTGAAGTATGCGCAGTCCTACCCCACGGGAGGGATGCTTACTGCGACACAAGTAGACCCAGGCAATAGCGGGGGAACCATCCAGGCTGTTGAGATTGACGCGAGCATCGTTGCTGCTGACTGCTATGTGCGCTTTTGGTTTACCAACTCCGAACCCATCGCGGCAGCTGAGGCGGTGAAGCTTCTGCTGAAGGGGTACGGTGGGAAGAAGGTGCAGTACACCTTTGGCAGTGGCGTGACCTACACAAGCGAGCTTTGGATTGCTGTGTGTACGACATCAATCACAGGCGACATCGCGCCAGACGAAGACCTCGCAGTAAACATTCTGCTTACTCCCGCGTAATAGGAAGTAGACATGCCTACATACAAAGCCTCTCCGTTTGTAACAGACCTCCAGAGCGCCCTCGTGATTGCCGACGAAATCGACAACGCGGGCACAAACGATGTGACGGGGGCTCCGGGTTCGATAGCTGCCATCTATGGAATCAATGGGCACGCTGAGGTTTGCTATCTAAATGTCTACGACAACGGAAACCCTACGCTCGGGACAGACGATCCAGATTGGATCTTCCCCTTCCAAAACAACGAGGCGTACACGGTGTGCATAGACACTAGAGCTAACTTCACAAACGCACTGTCCCTCATCGGCAACCTGTTTGTCGGCGGGGCCGCAGGGCCCTCCCCCACCAACCTAGACATCAGGGTGTTTACCTCCTCGCTTGTCTAGGTGCGCGGCGGCAGCACCCTCCGCGTCCCACCCCCGCACGGGCGCTAGCTGCCCCACAGAAAGAGCGTCAGCGATCCCCCTCGCTGGCGCTCTTTCACTGTGGCTACGCTGGTTAGTTGATTAAGTGAGGCACCTGATACAGCCACCGCTGTGCCTCCCTGTGCGGTTTTTGACCCTACTGTTGCCTAGTCAAGGAGACACGAAGTCACACAAGCAACGCTGTAGGGCAGGCTTAACTAATCCGGCTTGAGTCCCTTCTAAGCAGGGCTCCGTTCTCCTCCACCGGCAGGCATAGACCTGATCTCTCAAACATGAGAAGGGAGTGACAGTTGAAACTCCCTGCCGTCAGTGCGCCCCGAGAAACGCGGGCCTATATACAGGAGCGGGGCGCTTACCTAGAACAGGTCGTCAACGTCAACGTCGTCGTCATCAACAGCCTGGGTTCCAGAGCCAGGGCTAGGTGCATCAGGAAGCTTCGCTGCGGCCTGCGGAACAGCGGCTCCGTTGGACCTCAGCAGCTTGTCGATATAAACATTCACGTAGTCCTTTCCGTTGCTGTTCTTGGTCTTCTGCGTGACCTGAACAGACTTGCCTACAATCTCAGACCGAATAGGACCAGTGCGGCTAGTCTCTGCATTGAACAGGTCGGTCCATGCCGGGAACTTGCCAGTCACTCGCTGCACACCGCGCTTGATAAACTTCACAGAAGCTGGGCTCACGGTAGAGAAGGACTGTAGCTGTGCCCCAGCTGCCACCCCGTCCGTCACCTCGAACCACCACGACACGTAGAAGTCCCCCTCCTCTGTACTAAAGACAGAGAAGTCTGTGATGTTGGTCGCGTAGATTCCATCTGGAATCTTGTCCATGTGCTTCCTCTCCGGGCCGTCCTCTGTTTCTTCCACTTCGATGCTGTCAAACATGTCCTTAACGCTAGGCATTACTTGCCCTCCTTGGTAAAGCTGGCCCTGAAGGCCGTGTGTAGTTCCTTGAATGTCATTCCCAATGTCTCAGGGAGCATCGCTCCCTCGTGACCACGAGCCTTTGCTTCGACTCGCTCCCGCTTACTCTCCACAGGCTGTGTCCTGAGGACCCTTTCGTTCTCTTCTGTGAACTCACAGCGAATGATGAAGTCCATAGCTGCGTGCAGCGTAGACCTAGCGCTGCGAGGGAGGGCCGTGCTTACCCGGTGCCTCCCGGTAGCAACGTCCCGTGAGCCCATCTTCTCCATGATCTCTTCTCGCTTCTCGTGTCCTATGAATAGGACGCACATAGGCAGAGCGCGAAGCTGCGCAATCATGTTCGTCCACTCACGGTCAACCGCACGCCACCCTCGACCCCAATCGCCGTCAGCAACGTCAACCCAGCCATTGGACTCACACACGTGAGTCGCACAGAGATTGTAAGCAACGTCCACTGTGTCGAGGACGACGGTCTTGTACTTGTGGGGCTCAGTCTTGAGCGCATCAAGAACAAGCTTCATGTCTTGCCACGTACTGATTGGGACGGCGGCGGCGTGCATGCCTGATGTCCCAGGCTCTGTCGATATAAAGACAGGGCTCGGGAACTGGTTCGCTAGCGTAGTCTTGCCCACCCCGGGCTCACCGTAAAAGTGCCAGCTGTAGTCTGCCATCCTCTCGCTAGGCGGGGACGGCTTGTCGGGAAGGATTCCCATTGTTTACCTCCTTGATTTCCCGGTGCTTTGTCGGGAGTTTTTTGAATGCAGTCTCGTCAATGGCACCAACGCAGAGGTCGAAGTAGGGACACCGACCACGGCTGATGCAAGACTGCGTGTTTTTGATTGGCGGCAACGCGCCCCTCTTAATCTGAAGGATGCGTTTGTGGATAGCCCACGCTTGCCTCTTCCACGCCTCAAGCTGTTCGTCAGTGCGAGTGACAATCTGCTCGAAGAAGTAGTGCTCTGGCCTCTCTAGGTAGTCTTGCTTTACTCGCTCTGCATAGTCCTCGACTGACTCCTCTTTCCTCTGTCTAATGGTTGGCTTCTTTACTACCCGGTACACAACCTCACGCACCGGAGTCTTGAACAGCTCGCTCGCAGCCCAGAGGTAGGTGCTCACTTGGAAGTCAATCTCTAGCCGCTGCATGTAGTCCTGATTGACCACTGAGGCTGTCTTCCACTCACCAAGAACAATCCTCCCTGGATAGCTCGGGTGCTCTCCGCTTGCCCACACTCCGTCAAAGACCCCACTAAAGCGGTGACGCTTGCTCGAATTCCCTGTGTCTGGGTGCCTCAGAGGGAGGTCGAACTGGAACTCCTGCCTCGAAGGCCACTCGGACCATCGAGCAAGAGCCCCTCCGACCATCGCTGAAACGATAGACTCGCGCACCCTCGCAGCATCGCCTTCCCAGATTTCCCAGATGGGCTCGCCGCCTCGCATAGAAGCAAGGGCAGCATCGACAGACTTCTTCTCAACCCCTTCATGGAAAGCGCTGCCCATGGCAAGCGCCGGGTGCTCCTCGAAGGGAGTGAGCCTCTGGTTGTATCTAAGATTGTGTCGTTGTTCGCATCTACTAAACGTCGTTAGTTCTGTCTGTGTAATTAGCTCTGGCATTCTTGTGTACCGTTTCTCTGAATGATGGAATTCCTCGCGCTCCTCTGACCTTCGCAACGTTTTGCCTTGAGCACCCCACTCTCTCCGCAATAAGAGTGTCAGGTATAAGCCCTAGCTCGTCCCACTCAGGCCCCAGCTCTCTCAGGGTGGGCCTTGAGTGGCCTGCCTTTCTTATTGCTATGTGCTCTCTCAGCGCCTTTGTTAGTGTCGTCCTACATACGCCGGCCGTTGCTGCCAGGGAGTCGAGGCTCTCGCCCCTCCTGTACGCTGCTATGTATCTCTCGATGTCCATCGCCTCTCCTTTCCGGTGGCTTCCCACACCCCCGCCGACACTATCAGCAAGGGTGCGGGAAAGCAACCAATAAAAGCTAGGCAGCTAGGTCACGAAGGATGTCGGTGCCGCGCTGGATGAAGTCGTTCCCTGTCCCCAGAAGAAGGGACTCGAACCGCTTGTCCTGCGAGCCACGAGTCGTTCGATGGAACGAGGCGTACTCAGTCAGTGCGTTGTATGCACCCCACGCAGTGCCAGCCACACCAGGGATGCTCACCCCGGTGCCGCTAAGGAAGAGGCTCGTCAGCTCTCGGCGTTGGTTATCCACACGAGTTCGTCCACGCTTGCTGATGTTTCCATCCTCGTCGGTGGCCGGCTCAGGAACCAGCGTGAGGCAGAAGTCGACCCAATCACTGGTCGGCATCGGCGTGTCAGCCAGTGTTCGCATGAAGTCAGCACTCTCAGAGAAGGCATCGACTGCAAGGCCAAGCACCTTCTGCGCTTCCTTGATGTTCGCCATTGCATTGCGAGTGTGACGAACACTCACGCCAGTCTTCTCTCCCCTCGACAGGGCAGCCCTCGCAGTGTTCGCACAGACCACACGCACATCTGTCCATAGGCAGCGCAGGGAGGTCTTCCCGTCGAAGCCGTTGTAGAGGAACAGGTAGTGCTCAACCTTGTCCTGCGGAACAATCTCGCTCTCGCCCACCTTGCCAAGCATCCACACCCTGCGCCCGCCACTCAGCGAACCTGCCGTGTGGTAGCGCATGGCCCCCTCTTTCACGAGGGAGTCCATGAACCCGAAGGCATCGAGGTTCTGGATGGGAGTGTAGTTCTTTCCAACCACACCCATCACCCTGTCGTCGGTGTCTCGCACGATAGCCTTGTGGTTATCGACCGGGACAGCGTTGCCGTCAGCAAAGGCGAACAGGTCGCGCTTGCTTACGGTCCAGTCGAGGCCGGCCTGAATGATGGCGTCGTCTGAGGTGAGGGGCTCATCTCCCACGTAGGTTCCGAGTCCGTGCCATGGGGTGATCCCCGCATACATCATGGTTTCTACTTCGTGCATGTCTTACTCCTTGTCCTTGTTGTTGGTGTCACTCGACTCATCAGAAGCCGGGACGGTTGGTTCTATTGTCGCCATGGCCGGGACAGTACCCGTCCCGCCTAGCACCCCAGCCTTGTGGAGTGCGCTTATTAGTATCTGAATTGCGGCCATAACCTCGCCATCGGGGCCCTTCCCCGCCAGCTTCTGGACAGCGGCATCCGCCGATATGGCATCGCGAACCTCGCAGTCGTACTCAAGGAACACTGTTCTGATTCCGTCAAGGGAATCAAGCTCCCTCGCTACCTCATCAGCATCAAGCCCCGTCTCGCCAGCAAGGTTTAGCCACTCCTCTGCCCTGCAAATCTCCTCCTTGATGGAGTCCGCACTCTCGTAGTTGCCCTTTAGCTCGTCCCACTGATCTACCGCCCACTCAATCCCATCCAGGTCCGACTCAATCCCCTCCGCAAGCGACCTGATCTCTTCTGCGGCCTGCCTCATCCCGTAAATATCGCTCATGCCTATCTCCCGTTGTCTCGTTGTTGTCAGCATCGACCGACCATCGGCCGACACAATCAATTATGACAGATCGGTTTCGGTTTGTCAACCCGAATCGCCGCCATTTAATTGCGCGCTATCCATCCATTTTACGAACGCGCCATGACACGCAGCGCACAGCACGCCACCGCACAAGAGCGGCGACGTAGACGACTGGCTCATGCTCACCTGAGCTATCGTTACCCAGCCCTTCTTCCTGTCCACATGCTCTGCACACCTGATGCACTTGGATATGACTGCGCACTCGTCAATGAAGTGGCTTGCTGCTCCCTCGACAACGTAGTGGTGGGGGTTCATTGCGTGCCCTCCACAATCGAGGAGTCGAAGCCGCTGTCCAGCATGGGCCCAAGCTTTCCGTCGCTCTCTATCGGCGCACCCATCACTCGGTTGGGGAGCGCAGAAGAGATTGTCTTTAGGTGCGAGATGAGGTGGTCCCTTGAGCCCGCTAGGTCTGTTGGCTTAAGCCCAGCCGACAAAGACATGAGGGTCTGAGCATCCTCCTCGTTCTGCGAGAGGGTCAGCATCGTGCCCATGCCCACGGTCACCACTGCCGTAGGGTTCCCTCCCATGCGCGTGCTCTGTGTCACTATCTCGAAGGGCCAGTCCGAAGGGGCGGCCCCTAGCTCTACCATCTCTACATCTGTGTTCTTTCTATGCGCCCAGATGATGTAAGCAAAAGGGATGGGCAGCTTCTCTTTCACAAACAAGCGCGCATCCCTGTCCCATAGCTCGTCTTGCTTGTGTGCAAGAACTGTTAGTACCTCGTTAGTGTCTGGTGTCATGAGGCTCGTCCTCTCTCATTACCTTGATTGTGATTTCTCTTAGCTCTCTGTCCCCAACAGGGCAGTAGCACTCGACCACTTCCTCTAGGGCATCAGCCCACGTGAGCCCATCGAACAGAAGCAGGCTCACCGTGTCCGTCTTCCCGCGAATGGTCACGGTTACTGTCCACTCATTTGTCACGCGGGATGACCACGGCGAAAGCATTCACAAACTCAGAGTTAATCTTCCTGCACTCATCCCGCACCGCTGGATGCCAAACCTCCTCAATCTTTGCGCCAGCCCTGTAGTTGTCTCTTGCCCACTGCCTGTACTCGGGCTCCTCTTCCTCCGACAGCTGCTTGTGTAGGTAGTCATTCATGGCACACGCCCATCCTCTCCCCCGTTCCAGTGAGGACAATCAGAGCTAACGCCTGACTTGAGCCCCGGACATGTGTCCCCAAGCTTGTCGCCGGGACACCGGCCAACCCTGTCCCCGAGGACAGCTAAGTCCTGATGTTTTGCGTAAGCATCCACAAGCTCAATCACAGTGACGCCGCTCCACAGCTGAACGTTTGTGTTGTCGTACTTGCAAAGCTCACGATGCAGGTCACTGGCTGCCTGAAAAAGCCTGTTCATCCCAGGCTCGTCATAGGTTCTGACAAAGATTCCCTTGCTCTCTAGCTCCTCAACAAAGAGCTGCCGTCTGGACTTCTCGATAGTGCTCACGCTGTTCTCCTTAGTGTTAGGTGAGTGGTGCTGGCCCCAGGTGCCCATTCCTGGGGCCAGCTTCTTTGGACGCCACCCGCGCCCGTTAGTTGTCTTGCTAGGCGTTCTTAAACATGTCAGCGATGGCATCAGCTGCGGCCTGCGCAGTGAGGTCAACGCTAGGCTTGCTCGCCTTCTTCGCCTTGCTCGCAGCCTTGCGCTTGGGAGCGGCAGGCGCTGCGGTCGAGCCCCACTCAGCGCAGATAGCGTTGAACGCATCCCGCACTGCAAAAGCCTGAGCCTTGGTGAGCCCCTTCACGGGACGGTTCTTCTCGCCCAGTACGAAGCGCAAGCGCGGCTCGTACCTCTCGCCCTGATCATTAGTCCAGTACGACACGACCACGCTGGGTCCGTCGCGGGTATCGAGTCGCTTCAATTCGGTCATAGTTCCACTGTACTTAGTAGGCATGTCATCTCCTTGCCTGGGGGTTAGGTGTCAGTGACGGGACGGCGAAGCCAGGAAGGCAACGCCGAGTCAGTTCCCGCCACCGACTCAATCAATTCTGCCACAGACCGGGCAGTTTGTCAACATCGAATTGGGAGCCCCGAAGGGGCTGAGTTAAATGATTCGGATAACGCCCTCGCTACCTGCGGGCGGCTGCGTTATGCACCACCCATACGTGTCCTGCGTAAGCGCACGAATCGCGGATGATTGCAGCGTGTCGAACGTCTCGCGTCCCAAGTAATCGGAGTCGCCCCAGCATTCGAGCGCGCATGTTTGATACTCGTAAGACCTGAGCGCCATGAGGCATTCGACTGGAGTGAGCGGCGCGAAGGTCCAGCGGTTAATCATGCTGGCGCAAACCTCCACCGGCTTAGTCTCCTCGCCGTACCTGTCCTCGTGTGAACGTGCGTTTGCGTGAGCGAGCCACCCCGCTTGCCCTAGTAGGTTGCGGGCATGAAGCCCCTCGAATCTAATCCGGTCATAGGTGGCACAGCTCCCGACGATTGCTGCGATGTGCTCAGGATGAAGGTGAACGACAGACATGAATACTCCTTAGGCTAGTAGGCTACGCAGAAGGAACAACGTTCCTACTTTCTAGGTTGACGTAGCCTACTAGGCTAGTAGTGTTACTAGGCTAGTAGGCTACGTAGGGGTGGTAGGTATCAGTCGATTCGCATCGGCATGAGGATGAACGAGGCCCCTCGAATCACCTCCCTGTCATCGTTGTCGAAGGTGAACTGCATCGGGCTGAGCGATCCGTTGTGCTGCATGACCACTGTCCTCTGCTTGCTCTTGCCGACAAGACCCAACAACTTCAACACCTTCGCAAGGGTGTCGATGTAGTTAGCATTCAAGCCCATGCGGGGGTGAGGCTTGTCGAAGGTTGAGGGGATAACCTGCCGAATATCCGGGTAGTCAACTGCGCTATCCGTAGCCACGAGCGGGGTGTACCCCTTGCTGTCAATGAAAGCCTTGACTGACTCAGCGGTGTAGCACAGGTAAGTGTTTGCTGGCAGCCCATGCTCAAGCAGGTTGCACTCAATAGTCAGGAGCACATGCCCGTTCGTTGTTGAGAGGAAGATGGTGTCCTCGTCCCGCACTTCAGCGTAAACGCTGTTGAGCGAGAGCCTGTCAGGTCCAGCCATGCAAGTAGTGAGCGCCTTAAAGACGTTCACGTGAGCCTTGCCGAAGGGGTCGGTGCCCGTGGTGAAGCGTGCGTTCCAGCCGGGACGCTCGGATACTGAGGTAAATCGTGACGCTGTGTCCATGTTATCTCCTGGGGTGGGGCCGACGGCAATATCGCCATCGACACAATCAATTGTAATCCATCGAATCGAATCTGTCAACTTTTATTTGTCACCCCGAAGGGGTGTCTTTTCTTTCCGCGCGCAGCGCATCCAGCGCGGCTGCGAGTTGTGCGTTCATGCGCTTGAGGCCAGCGATAAGCTGGTCCTTGTCTGCACACTGGCGACACGAGGTCATGCCCTCAACCGGGTAGCTTGCGAGGTCACGCAAGTCATCGACGGGCTCGGGTGCTTGTAGTGCTGATGCGTTAGGTGTCATGCTTCCTCCTTCGTTGCCTTGTTGATAACCGAGTCAATAACCCGGAGTACTTCGGTCAGGCCGAACTGCACAGCGGTCCACCCCGACAACTCGCCCTGTACATACTCAAGCGTCCACAGCAACTCATCCCGCTGCTTCTTTGTCTCGGGGGCAGCGGCCACGAGTCGGGCGTTTGCTTGGGCTGCGGGGTCGTTGCCGGCAGGGCCCCCGCGAGGGATGTGGACGACCATACCGTCGTCCTTGTCCACGACGTGGGCGTCATCCCCCGGCCTCCCTGAAGCCCAACTACTGCGGTCCTCTATTTTCCAGGGCCCAGGTGAGTGTTCGTTGTTACTCATTCCTCTTCTCCTTCCTTGTCGCCAACCAGGGATCTGGCAGCGTCAACAGCCCCCCGGAGGTTCGATACAAAGCTGA